GGCCGTCCCGTGACGACATCCAATTGCCAGCGATTACGGCATCAGCAACGACGGCGAGCAGGTGCTCAGACAGTCCCCACGGCGCCGCGTCAGGGTGCATCTCGCGGTAGAGCGCGGACGTTGCGGGCTGATACTTGACGACGTCGCGCAGGTCCGCCCACGACAGCAGCTCAGGCACGTCAGCGGCCCGGTAGCCGAGGCCGATCAGGTCGTAATTTAGGGCTCCCCTAAACTCCCGCAGGAGAGTTAGGAGCCCTCGGATTCCCCCACAGTCACGGCACTGTCTGACTGCCATGCGGAGATGAGTGCCGTGAGTTGATCCTTATCGAGCGTGCGGATCGCCTTGCCGATGGGTGAATCCTTCTCACCGAATACGGAGAGGTAAGGGCCGATAGCGTTCTCGGGTGCGGACTCCACAGCTTCCAGAACGCCGACGCTCAAGTGCTCGAACTTCGGCACGTTGTAGGTCCTGCCTGCGACCTTGAACTCAAAGGTGTTCTGCTTGATGGAGCGCTTAGCTGCGGGGACTTCGTAAACCATGGGGTGACTCCAAAGAATGTAGGGTGACTGATTCGGCGGTGACTATTGGCGGACCTCGGGGCGGGGAGTCACCACAACCCGCCCCGAGGGGTCTAATTAGGCCGAGAAGATCCCGTTATCGAGGAACTTCACTGCCTTGTTGCCATCGACGGCGAATGCCTCGACGGTTACCTGGTAGCCGATGACCTCGGAATCGGAGTAGGTAACTTCGCCCACTTCGGTAATCTGTCCATCCGGCACGTAGATGCGGATCTTCGCGTCGCCGTCCTTGAGTTCAAAGACGTAGGACTTATGCGGCAGGGTTGCGGCGTTGATCTGAACCTCGTGCAGCGTGCCAGTGGAGGCGGTCGCGGCGGTCGTGGTCACGTTGTCATCGCCGTAGACAGCCTTGAGTACGTCGGCGTTCAGCGTCTCCAGGAATGTGAACTGGTAAGTGACGTTGTGCTCGGTCTGAACAACCTTGACAGTGTCACCGCCCCATGCCCGGATCCGGTCAGTGGAGCGCTCGTTGGTTTCGGTTACGCCGTCCTCGCCGATGTAGCCGGCGGCAGTAAAGCCGGTCAGCGCGGAGACGGCAGTGGTCGGGGCGGCGGCGGCAAGGTCGCCGATCAGGATTCCGCCAGTAGCGAGGGGCACGCCCGCGACTACGTTGGCTGCAGTGTTAGCCATGTTTCCTCCAGGGAAGGGTTAGATTTTTGTGGGTTTGACGTGCCAGCGGACGGTTAGCTGATAACGCGGTTTTGCAATGTCGGGATCCGGGAAGAACTGCACGCCGCCGACGACTTCAGCGCGGCGAATAAACACGCCGCCAGCGATAGAGCCCGGAGCGGAGAGCATGAGCGCCAGCGCCGTACGCGCCACATTGGAAGCCGCAATAGCGTCCGGAGCCCAGCACTCGATAGTGAGTTGCGCCTGATCCGACGCCACGCCCGAACGCCCGCCGCCAGTCAGGGAAACCTTGACCATCGTTGCGGGCATCGTCGCCGGGACCGCCGTGGCAACCTTCGTCGCCAACACACCAAGCCCGGTACGCAGGAAAGACACAGCCGCGGCTTCAACGTCCGGGGTTACTAGAACCTCGCCCATTAGCCGAGCCTGTCGAATACGCGCATGAGCGTCTGCCGCTTACTGTTGTCACGGATCGCCTTGAACGTACCCGTGTAGACCGTGCCGATAGCGCGGCCGAGCGTTCCGCGTCCGACACCTTGGACCACGGAGCCGACATAGCCGGGGCCCGCAGCGGACGCCGCAGCATCGACCTTGGACTCAAGCAGTGCCACGGCAGCCGGCGAGCGGCGGATGGCCTCGAAGCCGGCTGGATTCCATTTGAACTTGGGTTTAGCCATCAGCCATCCACCTTCCGCAACGTGATAACGCAGCCCTCTTGACGGCCGGAGAATGGACTCTCCCACCGCCGAGCAACGCCCTCGACCTCGTACGTCTCATCGCGCACCACAAGCCGATCCAGCGGCTCCACAGGCGCGTCATAGGCCGCATACAGTGTCGGCTCAACAATGACGCGCTCCTGGCCCGCCAAACGCGGCTCAGAAGTCGAACCCGGATCGAAGGCGCAACCCTTCAACAGCGCAACCTCAGCCCATGAATCAACCGCGTTGCCGTGTGCATCCTCGGCCCCATCCTCATGCCGGAGCAGGGGAACAGTTAGGCCGCGCCTATGCCTTGGGAGGATGTATGCGGACATGCCCAGTGCGATGGCAGGCATCAGGCAATCTCCCAAGCATTCAGCGGCGACACGTAGGCGCTGGAGAATGACGAGGTTGACGGGATCATGTCAATACTGAAAGCGCCGCTAGCCTCGCCCGCCGGGGACAGAAGAACGATCTGATCCGCCGTAACCCGCAGAGTGCCCGGCGCATCACCGCCAAAGGTAACCGAACCCGTGAAAGGTCCCGTGCCCTCTTGGCGCTGCCGGATCCGCTCAGGGTTGCGGAATACCTCTTGAACCATCTCCGTAACAACGTCAATGACGTTGTCCAGCAGGTCAGGTTCCGTTACCGGGTCGGCGGCTAGACGAGCCTCCAGCGTTGTGACCTTAGATCGGAGCAGCCTCTCAGCCTTACCGATCCAAGTAGTCACCTTCGCCAGATCGTCGGGCGCGTCGTCACCGATCCATGCCGCGATTACATCAGTAGCAGTAGTCCACGCCACGACGCGCCCTCCAATCTATTTCTTCGTGTAGCCGGAATCGAGCAGAGCCTCAAGGATCGAGGCGGGCACGGTAGATTCGGCCCCGGAAGGGCCGATCACAACCGTGTAGCCGTCCGCTACCGGAGCGGCCTCTTGCTTCAGGTCATCCGTCGTGGTTGCCTTCTTGATAGCCATCAACTACTCCTAGGCGAGGTTGCGGTAGGAGACGAAGGCTGCCGGGTCGTTGACGAGGAAGCCATATTCAGCCTCAGCCAGGATGGCAACGAGGTTGTTCTCGAACAGGGACACCAGAGCGCCGTTGATGGTAACCGCAGCCTCGGTGGATACCTTGTAGGAGATGCCGCCAACGGCGCCCCATGCAGCCTGCGACCAGTCGCCAGCGAAGCCGTAGGTCTTGGTCGTGGCGTCGTAGATGCCATCGCCGATGAACGCCTGACGGCCGAGGAGTCGGCCCGAGCGGACGGGTCCGGCCGTCTCGGTGAACGGGGATTCCACGAACAGCGGCCGGTTGGCCGTGTCCTTGGAACCGTTCAGGACCGGCTCGAACCGATTGTCGAATGCCCAGCCGGTCAGCCTCTTGCCAGCATTGACAAGGGTCGAGAGGCCCGCGTTCAGGTCACCGTAGACGTCGGTGAATGCCGGCGTAGTGCCAGTGAACTCCTGGACGCTGGAACCGGTAGAGAGGTTCGTTGCGAACGGAGAGTTCGTGCCGTAGAACGCAGCGGAGTCGAACGCGGTTGCGAACGCTTCGGCGATCTGCGGGCGAAGCAGATCCATGTAGCCGCCCGGGTTGGCTCGCACCACTTCAGCCGAAACAACGGCGATGGCGGTGAGCTTCTTCGGGTCCATGGTCTTCAGCGCGATAGTGCCCTTGGATGCGGGCTTCTGCGCGCCTTCAGCAGTCCAGCCGGCGGCGATCTTGCCGGTAACAACCGGGATCGACTGGCCGTTAATACCAAGCTGCACCTGCGGGGCGAGCTGCTGAACGACGGAGACCTTAGCGGCCTGCTCGAAAATAGCGGCCGACTGATCGCGGTTCAGGAAACCGGAAAAATCGGAGGTCTTGGTTGCGGCGGTAATCGCCATTTGATTCTCCTAAAAGTTGGTGGCTCGCTTACGCGATGCCTAGGGCTTTCCGCAGTGCGGACTCGATGCCGTCACTGTTCAATGCAAGGCTCGGGCTGCTGCCTTCGCTGGGGATGACAAACGACGCCTCGTTCCGCGGGGCGGCGTTCGCTGTAATGAGTGCCTTGACCTTCGCCGCGGATGCAGAAAGGGAATCCGCATCGGAGCCGTGTACGAGGTCGTGGTAATCCTCGGGGATGCCATGCTTGGCGATCACTGCCAGGCGTTCACGGTCGCGCTCGGCCGTGGCGGCGCGCTCCTGCAGGGTAGTCAACTGCTCCTGAAGTTTCTGAGTCTCGGACTTCTTGGACTCTTCAATCTCCGCGAGCTTTGACGCCGCGCTGCTGTTCTCCTTGGCGCGACCTTCCCATTTACGGGCCTCAGCCTTCCAGTCGATCTCCTGTGCAGGAGCCGTGGCTGCTTCGGTCGGGGCTACTGCGGGCTCTGCCGCGGCGGATTCACTCATTACTGTTTCCTCTCCCATGCGGGAACGCCCATCGAGCCTGTGCAGGCTTTTAGGGAATCGGATATTGGTTGGCCCATGCGGGCTATCTAACTTCCAAGTCATGACGGATCGCCGTGGCGATCATTTTCGTTTTGTCCTTGGAAGAAACTTGTTTGCCGTCAGAGTTGACCCACTGGTATTTGTTCTTCAGTGAGCCGTCTGAAGCTTTGAATTGGACCGTTTCGAGCGTCAGCCCGGCGTCGATCTTGTCCCGCGCAACCGCGTAGGAGTCGAAATACTTATCGGCGTCGGCTTGCATCTCGACATGGTCGTCCTTATAGACCTGGACTGCCCGGCATTTGCAGTGATCGTGAAAGTCCTCGCCGATCTCGCGGGAGCCACGGGCCTTTATCCCTCGGCCAATGCCCTTTGAGCCCCTGCCGCGCCCTTTGCCTACTGGCACGCCACGCCCGACCACGCCCGACGCTGCTTCTTCGGACGAGTACGCCGCGCCGCGGCTGGCGAGCATTCCGCAGAATCCGCAGCAGCCGGCCTTGGGCACGCGCTGGAAGCCGACCGCTACGCGCTCCTTTTGAGCATTGCCGTAGATCGTGTCAGCGGCCGATGCGGTGAGTATCGAAGTAAGCCCACCGGCTAGGAACTGAAACATCAGGTTAGCTGCGCCCTGTTCAAGCATCCTCGGCTGCGTACCGGCACCAACAAGACCATTCCAGCGCTGAGTTTCGACGCCGTCCATAGCATCAGCAGAGAATGATCCACCAATATTCGCGGCTGCGCGGACTTCCTCATAAAAGGAAGCCGACACCTCCGATGACGCCACCGCATACGGGTCAAACAGCGCCGGGAATGCTTGGAATAAGACACGCCTAGCGCGGTCAGGATCCATCCCCTCGACCTCGGCGAGCAGGGCCCGCAGATCGCCCAGCGCGGCCGTTGAAAGGCTACTCAGGGTTAGGTCATAGCCATTGACCACCGATAGCGGGATCATCAGGCAACCTCCGCGCCACGCTCCGCAGCAGTCTCTTGAACGACAGGGTCAGCAGTAGCCGCCGCGAGGCGTTCGCCAAGCCCAGACACAAGCTGACCCACAGAAGCCCGGCGACGATCAGCCTGGAAACGAATGATCTGCTCACGAGTTAGACCCGCATACTCCATGCCAACCTCGGAAGCGCCGAAGCCCTCAATAGACGTTGACAGCTTCGAGAACGCATCGGCACGAGCAGACGGCGACACAATGGCCGGATCCGTGAACTGCGCAGTCAGGGAACGCATCTCCTCAGGAACCGCGGACAGCCCATCACGCAAGCGCACCGCAAGATGCATGGCCTGCGTAGCGCCATAACCCCACATCGCGTTCGCGTCACGGGTCGTCGTGATCAGCGTTTCCTTCGCTGCGAAAATTGCATCCGCGGAGGACGGGTTAGACGAGTCGGCGAACTTCACGTCGAGGTCCTGGTCATCAGCAAACAGGTTGGCCCACATGCGCAGCTGGTCAGTGTGCGGCTGAGGAGAAGCGCCCGTGAACCTGTGCAGATCCGGCTTATCATCGCCACCCTCTACGTCCATAGCCTTGATGCGGCCCATCAGCGCGGTCCACTTGTCATTGCCAACGAATGAAGACACGTCAGCGCCGAACAAGTAGTATTCCGGGGCTGAATAGAACTCGGAAGACACCTCGGAGCGCACAATGGTCCGCAGTGCTGAATCGGAATAGCCCATGGCAGCGCGGGTGATCCGCGAATGACCCAATGGGCGCCCAAGCTCATACTTGTGCACCAATGGCGACACCGAGACGACACCTAGCGGGTTACGCCGAACATCAGCAACCCACTTGGCATGACCGCGAGTCAGCGTTACAACCTTCTCAGGCGTGTGCATGATCATCTGCGAGATCTGGCCTGCGTCGTCCGTATCAATGACCGACAGAAAGCCGCGCAAGGCCCGCTTACGACGGTCCCATATAGCAGCGGAAGTATCGGCCGCACGAGGCAGCACAAGGACGGCAGGCTCGCCGGACTGGACATCGCCCTGAGAGACAGTCAGGAATGAGCAGCCATGGACCGCAGACGAAACCGCCGCGGCCGGAAACTCCACCAAGAAACGGTTATCCCACAAGATGCCAGACAGGTCGAACGGGTCATCGGAGCCATCCGTCGAAACGAAGCCCTCAAACTTAGACCGATCCGTGACAGCATGAACGCCCTTAGCAATCCAGCCCAAAGCAGCCTCAATGGAACGCATCTGAGGCGGCAGGGAAATTCCGAAATCCTTCAGCGCAGCCTTGCCGTCATAGTAAGTCGAGCGAATCAGGTTGCGATTCCGGTGAGACTCCCAAACCTGCACCAACTCACCGAGAAGCCTGGCGTCCGCATGGTCAAGAGCCAACTCAGCGCCCGAACCGATCACAGGATCACCGTCTTTCGTTTCTCGGCACCATCGGCGCGAGGTTTCTTAGCGAACTTCACCGCGCCAAAGTGGGCGGCAGTTACGGACATGAGCGGTGAGAGATCGACGTCGAGCGACTTCCGATTCCACTTCCACGCGCCAGCGGGCCCGAAATTCTCTTTGGTCGCGCCAGCAAGTGACTGGTTTAGTCGGTCCTGGCCGAAGTGGGTCACGGATTGATCGAGCGTTACGGCGTCATAGAGCCCGCCACACGCCTGCGACAGTTCAGCAGCTCCCATAACCCGCACAAGACACCCGCGCTTCTTTAGTTCAGGCTCCAGCGATCGGGCCGGGGAATAGGCGTCAATGACAACAGGAACACGGCGCTTAGCGCGCTCGAAGATCCAGTCAACGAGGGCCTTAGAGCCGGAATCGGAAAATCCCGAATCCTCGGCTAGTTCCACGTGAACATGGCTGGGAGCAAAGGCCGCGACGGCGATGCTGACCCGAGTGCGCTCCGGGTTCATGTCCAAGCCGATAGAGGCTAGCGGCCACTCATCCGGCACTTCATCAATAGCAAGCTCATTCCACGCGCCAGCAGGGATAGCCGAGCGGTGCGCGTCCATCTCATCCCAGATACCCATCGCCTCGCGCCGGAAGCTATCTTCGGTCAGTCGGCGGCGCATGCGCATCATGGATGCGAGGTTGGTCCTGGCCGGGAATGAAGGGTTAGCCTTCCTCCACTGCTCCTGATCGTCCAGGCTTGCCTTGCGGTCTGCGCTGAACTCTATGTAGAGCGCGTCCTTAGCCTCGCCAGACAGTGCGGCGCGCCGGGCATCCTCGAACACCTCGGAAGGGTCAATAGGGCGCGGGGGGGTGCCGATCATCAGCGTCAGCGCGTTAGTCGCTGCGTTCTGTGCCGGCACCATGTCATCAATTGAGCGTTCCGTGAGGATCTGCGCCTCATCGAACACGACGACATCCAACTCGGCGAAACCACGGCCGAAGCCACGCTCACGGGCGCCAAAGACTACGCGGGAGCCATTCGTGAACTCGATGGCCTTCTCAGAACCGTTGTCCGGAGTCCGATCAACATGCGGCGCAACCTTAGCGGTCTGCGCCATCTTCTTCATGCCCTCGAACGTTTCATCAGCCGTCGATGCGCGGTGAGCAGTCCAAACAACCGTGATGCCGGGCTGAATGATGCACAAGGCGAAGGCGATCCAGCCAATCAGGTACGTCTTGCCCACCTGTCGGGGGATTGACAGCGTGACGCCGCCAACCGTCGTGGCATAAAAACCATCGGCATCTTTCGAGAGGATCAGTTGCGCCGCTGACTGCTGCCAGTCGTCAAAGGTAATCCCAAGCTCGCGGAGAGTGTCGCGCACCGCCGGCCAGCCCGTCGAGACGATACCCTCGGGGATGACGACATGCTTAGCTATGTCAGAGAGCCGCCGGGTTGAAGGTTTCGTCAGGGGAATCCGCCGCTTTACCAAGCTCATCCCCCTCTTCCTCGGCCATTAGCTCCTCGATCTCGCGGCTAATGTCCATCTGCCGCTTCGAGAGCGCAGCCAAGTCGCGGGCGGCCGTGTCCTCGTCATCCAGCCGGCGAGCAATAACGCGTCGCATCGCACGCAATTCAGCAAGCCGGGAGCCGGACTCTGCGGCCTCAGAAACAGACATGACAACCACTGGCGCAGAGGAGTCCCCAACGGCCTGAAGATGCTTACGAGCAGCCATTTAGAACCTCCTGAGCGGTCGCGGAGCCTGTGGAAAAAACGTCATGAGTGAAAATGGCACT